GTCTGCGCCTATGCGGTCAGCTATTTTGCCCAAATCGTCAGCAGCGTCCGTCAGTTTTTTAACTTGCGACATCACAAAGCCAACGGAAGCAAACGTGCCAAGCTTTGCCAGCGTGCCTGCCTTTATCCGCTTAGCAAAGCTGCTAACTTTGCTTTCAGCCTGCTTTAGGCCTTTATCTAGGTCAGTATTGTCCATTTTTACGGCTATAAGAAGCGAATCAATTATAGTAGCCATAACATACCGCCTTTACTTCAATTCTTGGACTTGGCTTTTTTCTCCATGTCCTTATACATCAGGTTTTCGTTAATGTTGTTGATATAGATTATCTCGCACATGTCCAGCAGGTCCTCATAGCTGTAGTAGGTTTCAAGCTCTTTGAGGGTCGCAAAGCGCTGTGATATCACAAGCGCGGTCATGTTAGATACGTTTACGTATTTTTTGAGAAAACTATATCGGCCGGCTTGCCCGTCGTATTCGTCGGGGACTGGCCGGCGGCTAGAAAAAAATCAAAATTTAATTTAAACGCTTCAACGCGCAGCTTCCACAGCACCCGGAAGTCTTCAATAAATCCGTCTACCAATTCGGGTGTGCAGGGTGTTTTGACGCCACTTGTCGGCACATAAGCGCAGCAGGCAAGTAAATCGTCAAGAACTTTTTCCGCGTCGTCTACGTCAAGGTTTCCAAGTGATGTAATAATGCTGTCAAAGTCTAAGTCTTCTAGTTTTAATTCGGTGATAGGTTTCCCGTCAGGGACGTTGATAGAAGTAGCAAAGCCGCCGTGAAGCAAGAGGGATAACGCCCGCATAAGCCAGCGCTCTTGCTTCTTGGCGGAAAATTGCGTGATTTCAAATTGAAGGTCGCGCCCTTGTCTTTCATCTCTCACCATAACAGTAATTGTTTTTCTCATTTTTCTTCTCCCTTATAGCTCCAAATTAGATACATTTTTCAAAATCAAACGCGAACGTTACAGGGTCTAACACTTGTTTCAAGTCCGGCAGTCTCTTTGCCGTGGTCAGATAGCCGTTGACATAGGTGTATGTTTTGGGCATAGACTTGATGTTGATAATCAAGCTGACTTCAAAGGGTGTCATTTGATTTTCGGACGCCGCAATCAGTGCTTGAAAATATGGCAGTGACGGGCTAGACGGTTCGATAGTGATATGCACCGTCTTTTTAGACGGAGTATAACCAGCGCTCAACTTGCCATCTACGCCCATTCTGGTAACGGCCAGAGTTTCCTCGTCTTGGTTGATTGCTTGGTCGGTGGCGAATCCCTCAACAGCAAAGCCGACGGGGAAAAGGTCATTAATAATCATAACCGCCGTAGCGTTAGCAGATGTGATGTTGCTGCTCATAGTCTAGTTTCCCCCCTTATACTACCGCTGTAAGCGGGAATTCAATTTTATTGACGCTGCCGCCGTAGGTGTACCATACAGAAATGTTTGGCGTTCCTCTGGTTGCCCTTACTTCTGGCGCCGGGTCAGTTACCCTAATGACAAAACCATTAGTATACAGCTCGGTGCTGATGTCCTCGCCAGCTTCTTGATACAGCTGCGCTTTTTGCGCTTCGGACAGTTTTACACCGGGGTCGATTACGCCATTTGTGAGCGCTCTGTTAATCGGGTCTGTCAGCCATGCTTTAATCATGGTATAGCCACGGTCTACATACGGCAGGCGTTGAGTTTGCTGCATACCGTTCAGGCAGGCAGTCTGCATGACGTTTTGCAGCCAAATCATATTGATGTAAACATCAACGAAGCCGTAGCTGCCGCCGCTCATAGCGCCATTGTAGAAAATGTTAAACTGCTCGCTTCTGGACGCATAGCGGCCGTAGAAGTTGACTTTGTTGTCCAGCAGGCTTGCCTGTGTCTGGTCATCGGTGCAGGTCGGAGCAAGTCCGCTCTGTGTCTTGAACGCCCAAGAGATAGCACCCTGTTCACGGTTCCAGTCGATAGAAGCCGCGCAGCCCATGATAAACACAGATACCTCGCCGTTATCGTATGTATTAATAGTGCCCTCGTAGTCGTTGTACGCCAGCTGTCCGGGCAAGGAAGAATCACCGCCGGCTACTTGGCTAGCGTCCATGCTGTAGGCGCAGTACAAGAATTTATTCAAGTTGCTGTTGCTCCACGCTGCCAGTTCTACAGCTTCTGCTGTTTTCGGTTGGTATACAGTGGTGAAGCTTACCCAGTTTTCAGACTGTTTAATCGCAGCATTCATAGTTTGGGTAGGTGTCATTGCCGCAGTGCCTTGACTTACCACAGCACCAGCAGCGGCAGTAAGGCCTAAAGCAGTGGCTACGTCTGTTCCCAAAGCTTCTACGTTGCTTCCATCGGTCGCATAGGTCACGCTGGAATCATTGCCAGTAGTTTTGGAAACGATGCGATAGTTTTTCTGGTTGGTGTCAAAAGTTACGGTTGTGCCGGTTACCTTTGCCTGAATCAAACCTGCGATATCGCTTTGAGTTTTGGCGGTGGATAAATCCAACTCGCTTACAGCGATAGGCGACCCGTCTACAGAGATAGTAAAGCCGCCCTCTGTGATTTTTTTCAGGTCGGTTACTCCTAACGCCTCGCTGCCGATTAAGGCGCCTGCGATAGCTTCATCCGCACGGCGGAAGAAATAAAGCGTGTTAGGTTTCTTGCTGCTGTTAGTAAAGCCCAAGAAGTAGATAACCGCAAGTCGATACTCGTCGCTGTCATAGCCGAAGTATTCGCCAACTGCCTGCTGGCCAGTAAAGCCCATAAGCAGCGGATACGGCACGATAGCGTTTTTAGTAAGCAGAACGCCAGCAAGCTCTAACTCTGTGGAACCAGAAGAAATAACGCGCGGCGTGATGTTTACAAGTCTACTTGCCGGAATAGCCATTTATTAGATACCCCCTTTAATTAGTTTGTTGGCGGGTGATGTACGTCAACATTTTCCAGCCTTGTCACACTTGCCCGCTCGAAGTATTCGACTTCGATAGAATATGTTGACCACATGGACAAGTGCAGTTTGACTTGAAAGCGGTTGATAAACTGGTTGGTGTCGTCTACGTAAGGCAGATACACCATGTTTTCAGCGTACAGCAGACCAATGTCATAGTTATTATGAAAAAAATCGGCCGCATAGGCGCTACGGCTCAAGGTTTCTAATCCTTCGGCCCTGCTCCGTGAACGGTCGATATCGGTGTCGCAAAAATCAACAGTTACAACGTATTCTCGTAATGTGGCCGTGATAACGTTACCTTCCGGGGTAACTTGGCTTTCGCCTGTGTTTGTCCCTATACGGCGTGTCTGGCTCAAGTAAAACAATGTGTGCTCCCGTTCATCGCCGGGTAGCGCCATGTTGTTCTGGTTGCCCTCAAACACGCGCTGCGGGTCAAGCGTCGGCCGCATGTACTTTAACAGAAACTCGGTAACTGCGACGTTTATTTTTTTTTCTACATCAGATACAGGCATTTAGTTTCCCTCGCCTTCGTCGGGTTCTTCCGGGTCAGGCTCTGGCTCCGGCGCTGGCCGTGTTTGTAGTACCGGCGGCGTCACAAGTTGGGTGATTTCAAAATTCGCCCACCCTGCATGTGCTGACCAGTCTTCAAGCACTTTGGAGATGTGCCAGTAGGTCCCATCTTCGCGCTGGATGATATCACCTGTCCTACATAGCGGCACCCGCGATATACCGTCTACGGGCAACGGTTGACTACTGTCAACAAACATCTGCTCTGTATGCGGCATATCGGGTACGTTTTCGCTATGGTCAAGAGAGTTTTCAGCGTTCGGCTGAATCTGCGCTGCAATCGTAATAGGCTCTTTATAGTACGGCGTCACTCTCCCATACGCCACAGCCTGCCCGTCAGACTGATAAAGAGTAACTGTTTCATCCGGGTGTACCGACGTTATCGACCCTCTTACTATCGCGTGTAAATTCATACCTAACATCTGCTGTTCTCCTTTTTATTCTCCGTTGTTAACCTGCCAGCTAACAGCATTAATCATTGTTGATGTGTCGATAAGTGCCCGTTCCGGGTTACTTACCCCTAAAGACTTCCCGTTTTTCATCTTCCGGCGTTTAGCCGCTATCGTAGCAGGCTTGTTAAGCCGGGGCTCTCCCGGCGGCCAGTTGCGAATAGTCATTTGTAAATCGGTACGCGCTGACGGTCCAAGTGCCCGCAAGGCTCGAACAAATATGTCTTGTTCGATGATATGGCCCTTAAAAATCCTTTCCAAGAAGCCAAGCCAGTCTTTGCTTTTTTCCTCGACGGTCTTTTGCATGAAAGGCCGTTCTGGAACGCCGCCAAGGCCCACATTCTGGATGTAGGCGATGTACGCTACACTTTTCCCGTCCGGGTACGTTGACCCCTCTGAAAAGCCAATTTCAAGCTGCGGGTTTTGCTTTGCCAGTTGGCCGACAACTCTTTTGAAGTTGCCAAGCAGTTCTCCGCTGCCGCCGCCAGCTTTTAACTCAACACGAAAGCCCATTGTACCAACGACCCCCGCTGATATACTTTTGCATAAGCTGCCAAAGGAGTAAGCCGCATTGCGTCTGCGTGTACCAGTTGGACTTTGCCAGCACGGCATACGAAACGGAGACTTTGCCTTCCGTCGCGCTTGCCACGTTGCCTACTGCCAGCGGGCCGCGCATCTGCAATTCGGATAAATGACAGGTCATCAGTTCGAGGAGCTTTGCCCGCTCGTCGTAGCCTTGGACTGCGGATGCGGGACCATTGTTGATTAAATAAGTGGCGGTATCGAAATTGTTTTCAATTTGCGCGTCCGGCAAATTGATGAACGGATACTTTGTTTTAAAGTCTTCGAGGTCGAACTCAACAATGTTGTCTTCTTTAGACATAGTTAGTCCCCCCCTTATTCTACCGGGGTAACTGAACCTTCTCTGCCCTCTGGCCCTGCCATTTTGGCGGCAGGCTCAAAGCCATTTCTAAGCCCTTTACGCTCTTCTGTTTCAGCTTCGACGCTATACTTGTCGTCTTTGGTAGCGCAAAACAGCAAATGCTTTTTGATAAGCCAGAATTCCGGATAATTTTTGCAGAACCATTCCCAAGCTGCACGGGGGACGTTAGGCGTTACGCCATAGGCGCCGACAGGGTTAATGCCCTTTTCTTTGCCCCGCAAGTGGGCGTTGTTGCCGCGAAGGATAATGCGTTCAACAGTGCCTTTAGAGGTCGGGATAGCAAGTTCCAAGTCCTGCGGATAGTTAAGGCATAAAGTCACAACATCAGTAGTATCAATGACAGCTCTGTTGGCGTTGTTGATAGCTTGTACTTTAGCCTTTTTTTTCTCGGCGGCCTTGGCTGCTTCTTCTGCCTGCTTTTCGGCTTCTTTGAGCGCCGCTTCATACGGTGTAGGCTCTGCTGCTTCTTCCGTGGCTTTCACAGCTTCGGCGGCGACCTCTGCCGCCGCTTCTGCTGCTAAGGTTTCTTTTGTTTCGGTAGCGCCCTCTGCTGCTTTCGCAGCTTCGGTTTGTTTCTTCGTCAGTCTAGCCATTCTCTTTTCTCCCTTTACCCTAAATTATATACCGGTCATTGTAGCAACGGCAAACGGTCTGTATAAAATGCAGCCGTAGGTAGTGCCAACAAATTTCTGTTTAAAGCTAGAAGTTTCAGGCACTAAGCGCATAGCGCGCATTTTTTCGGAGAAACCGAATTCACCGGTAGGCTCGCCATTAATGCTGCGGCAGATGAGCAGTACAGTGTTAGCATATTTGGAGCTTTCCAATTCCGGCAGTTGAGCAAATTTGATGTTCGGGGTATAGCGTTTAATCATGTCCATTACGGATACGTTAAAGTCAGTTGCTTTACCCAGCTCAACAGCAGCGGAAGGAGAAGTTGCGAGAATCAAATCGCTGTCGTTGCGGATATGGCCCAAAGAATTTTTAGCCAAGTTCTGGAATAACAACAGATAGTCGGCGTAAATTTCTTTAGTAGTTTTGAGCTTCCAAGCGTTGCCGCCTGCACCAATTCCCGGAGCGATAGCAGCCGGACGGTTAGGCTCGTTCAGCAGGCCATAGACTTCCATATCTTCGACGCCCAGCAAGTTGTATTTATTTTGGGCAATGTCGATAGTGGTAGCTGCGGCGCGTTGTTTACGTGCTGCTAATTGCAAACGTGCTTTAGCTGCATAGTCTAGTTCACGGTCGCCATAACGGATGTTGGTTTGAAATACGTATTGTTGACGCACCGGATAGGTCGGGTTGACGTCAGCCATTCCAGCATTGCCGTAGTCAGTGTAAGCTTCTACAGCTCCGGTGATTTCGTCGACCTCAAAACGTGCATAAGATGTAGTCCAGTCGCCTTTTTTAACTTCTGCGAAAATCTCGCGGGAGTTACGAGGACCGGTCAGAATCTCAATAACACGCGGGTCAAGATAAGATGTAAATTCTACAGGCACACCGCTGTTCGGTTCGGTTACCATTGCGGCATCGTATGCCAAACGCTCAATATCAGCGTCGTTAGCCATAATGCCACGAATTTTATAATGGTCGTCAAACACAAAACCTTTTTCGCGCATAAGTGCTACTTGTTGGTCAATGTTCATTGGCATTTTACTGTTCCCCTTTCTTATTGTTCTTTCGGCCCAGATTTAGAGCTAGCTCCCGTACGCCAGTTGGAGATGATAATTACGTCGTTGGCAGCACCGGCTTGAATTACTTCAAAGTCAGTTTCTTCAGCTCCTTCAACGGTCTGGCCAGCGTCTTGGGTTATGATAGTACCGTTTTTCAGTACGGCATAAATTTTTTGGCCGACAGTTGCGTCGGTAGTGGTAACAGCGAAGAAATCGCCTTTGACCTCTACAGATACAGGATAACCAGCAGGAACAACATTAGAAGCTTCTTCGTTAATCCCAAGCGGGTTAGTGATTTCGCGCACTGCAAAGCCCAGAGGACGGCCATTGCCGGTAGGTTTAACGCAGTCTGCTTTGGTGGGCTCGTCGTCAGCCCATACGAAACCGCCGATGTTGCAGGCAGCGCTAGCAACATAGCTTTTGGCGGTAGATACGATAGGGTTAATAGCTGCATATGCGCCCGGGATACCAATTCCGGGGTAAGTGTTTACAGTTTTCTGAATCGGCATTTTTTTACGCTCCTTTCTTATCGAACGCTGATTTTATTTAAGCCTTGCAAGTAGTCCGGTACGGAGACTGCGGAATCCATAGCAACGCGGCCAGCGCCCCATTTTTCAGTTTGTTTGCTTCTGCGCAGTGCGTCAACCATGCCTTTATAGGCGGCAGGCGAGTACTCGGAAACATTGAAGCCTTCTGCTTTGAGTGCAGCGGCGTAGATATCATCTGCGCTATCATAAGCCAGCGGGTCAACTTTGCGGCCTAAAAATGCTTGGCAGGTTTCAGCTGCGGCATTGCGTTCACGGAAACTTGCTTCAATTTTTTTGCGCTCTGCTGCTAAAATGCTTGGCAGTGCGTCTTCGGCCAAATACTTTTCTTCGCCCTCGCGTTCGTGGTCGCGGTCGATACGTTTCGGGTCAGCTTTTTCGCGTTTCTCGCCGTATTTAACGCCCATTTCAAACGCTGCTTTGAAAGCAGGGTCTTTCATTTTTTCAGAAAGTTCGTCGTCTTCACCCAAGGCTTTTTTCATGCCTTCGCTTTCATGTTCTTTATCCAGCTTTTCGCGTTCGCCGGGTTTCTTTTCCAGTTCTTCACCGTATTTGACGCCTTCGGCAAAGGTCATTTTGCCCTCGTCGTCTTTTGCGGTTTCAGTTTTGGCGGCAGCTTCGGCGGCTTCATCCTCTGCTTTGGTGCCTTTCAGGCTAAGCAAGAAGGCGCGAATTTTGTCTTTAGCGGCAGCTTCCAAGCCGGGGAAAAGCTTGTCAGTGATTTCGTCAACGGTTGCGTTTTCGTCGATATCTACACCAACATCGCGGGGAGAATATCCGCCCTCAACTTGCGCTTCGACTACTTGGATTGCTTTGAGCAGGTTACCCAGTTCGGTTTCGCTCTTTTCAATGCCTAAGTCAGCGTCAGCTGCAAGAACAGAGTGCAAAGCTTTTGCGCGGCGTTGTTTAAAGCGCTGCACTGGCTCGGTAATTCTAAATTTTGCCATTTCTTTTGACTCTCCTTTCGGGGTATTGTTTATAGCTAGCCCAGCGGGCATACTATCGGCAACAGCCACGTCGGAACCAGCTCGGCCACGTGGCACAAGGGCAACGTGATTACCCTTGATATCTCGCATTATAAAGTCATACGCTACGCCGTCAACCTCGCCCGGTGTGAAGTCAGGCGTATAACGGTAGCTACAAGAAAGCTCTTTAAACTCTCCACGCTCGATTTTTCCAATCGCGTCAGCGTCCTGCACTGATATGGTATTGCGCAGATACGGCGCGTCAAACGTGGTATCGGTCCCGGTAGCTCCTACCCGGTGCTCTTTCTGCGGCTCGTCTGCACTGTCAAAATGGTGCTCAAGCAGCAGCGGCAGGCCGTTGAAAGTCTCTGCCGCTTTGGCCAGCTCGTCCGGGTCCCGATATCCGTAGTATATCCCCGTGGGGTTAAGTCCCAGTTCGGCGGCTCCGGGTATCTCCCGGCCATAATAAGGATTGATACAAGCTTTGGATATCGGGCAGGCTGATACGTGCAGATATCCGTTATCGTCTATCCTTCGCGCTGACGGGGCAGCGTCGAAGGTCAAATTGCTATCTTTTTCCACTTTACCACCTCTTAACTTGCATGAATAATTTTGAGGTATTTGTACGGCTTTTCACGGCATTTTATCCGCAAATTATGCACACAGCTTAAACGGTGTAAATCCTACCCCGGGGGGTGGGTCTACCCCAAATCTACATTTGCTGTTTACTACAGTACGTGTAAATTCAATACTTTTCTCCCTTATTATAGCAGAAAAGTGTATATTCAAAGTCCTGTAGTACGTATTTACTAGGTTTCGAGCAGTTCGCTGATGTTTGGCCTGTAAGTGCAGCGGCAGTAGGGCAGCTCGCCCGGCTTCACTTTTTTACCTACCTCATAGTCAAACAAACCCTCGTCCAAGTCGAATTCTTTACCGTCCATTTCCTCGTGCGATTTACGGCTCGTTTTCTCGCCCGGAATATGTACCCATGTACCTTTTTTTATACCCAGCTCCCGGGACTGAGCAAGCTCTAGCTCCTGCGTGGCCTTGTTCGTCTGGTCCGTTGCAATCAGCTGCGCCTTGCGCTCTGTGACACCTTCAATGTCTAGCAGGGTTTGATAAAGGCTTGCCATATCCCGGCCACGTTTGGCGCTTTCATATACACTTTTGATGATTTTATCAAAAAATGACGGGGCAATGGTCCTGATAAGGTTTACGTTACGTTCAGCGGCTTCCTCGAGAATGCGCTCGTAAGCGGGTGTTACCGTGAATTTAATCGCCACGCCTACTCTTTTTAGTTCCGCCATTAAAGCCGCCCTGTTGGTTTTATCAATCTTGTTGATAAAGCGTATGGCCGCCCGCTCCGCCCGCTCCCGGTTGAAGTCCATAATGTACTGGTGGAATTTCCGCCGCAGTACCGCCAGAAGCTCGTCAAGGTTTACCTCTTGCCCCTCAATGGTGATATCATACGCCAGCTGGTCGCCCTTGAGAAATTTCTTGTAGTTCTTCAAGACATAGGGGATAGCTGTTTTCATCATGGGGCGGATAATGCGGCGTATCTCGCGGGCATAGCTTTGCTGTATGCCTGCATTAAAGACGTGTGGCGGTAGAAAGGTCTGCCCTCGTCTTGTCCTTCTGCGTCTGGCCATTTACTCACCCCTGACTGCTATTCTCTGGCGGCGTGACGTTTTTTAACAGCTCTATCATCTCGCTATAGTCTGCGCTTGGTTCTTCTGTATCTTCTACATCAAAGTTAGCTATAAAATGGTTGTAAGGACTGTTATCACGCGTTTTAAGCTCCTCGCGTACTTCCTCTGGTGCCAATGCTCCCATAGCTATATAGAGGTTATCAGTTTCGGCTTGAGTGCGTCGAAGTGTAGCCATTACTTCCTCGCTCTTTTCAGAGAGTGGGTTAAATTCGACGCCGATACTTTCATCAATTTCGCCGTATTCAATGAGTTGCAGTATCTTTACCAACCGTTCAAGCGGCTTTCTAAGCTGCCTTTCCTGCTGGCTGCTGATGTGCTTGTAATGGTTTTCAAGGTCGCTTTCTCCTGTAGCGTTCATGCCCTGCGGCGCAATGCCCCACAATTTAGTTGCTGGCTCTTGAAACATTGCCGCCACAAACTCCATCGCCTGCGATACGATTTCACGAACGCCAGATAAAGCCGTTATCTTTACATCTACTTCTTCTTCTTCCTTGTCAATGAGCAGTACGCCGTCATTATTTCGATTTTTGGCAAAATGATTCAACCGGCGGTCTATAGACGCCCAATCAGCACCGGAAAGAATTTGTGCGTTGAGGTTAGTTTTGAATATGGTCAAACTGAATTTAGTAAGCAAACGTGCTTCTGCTTCCCGGCACTCGGTAAAGTGAGAAACTACGTCTAATACGGTTTGCGCAAGTGGAATACCGAAAAAGTTATAAGCAGGTTTAAGCAGCGTAGGCAGCTCGTTTTGCGAAAAGTATAATACCCTGCTGCGGTGAATAGGTACGCCCATGACAAACCATGTCTGCGGATTGTAGTAATTCTGGCTCATTGGGTTAGTAGCATTATATTCCCCCGGCGAGATATTGAAGGCTTCCAGCAGGCGCAGGCCTTTGATTTTCTTTCCTAGAAGGCCATCGGCGGTAAGCGGTATCGCGTTTACTAAGTCGTCTGGTTTTTCCCCTTCGTAGTCCATTCCTACAAGGCAGCCGCCCATATAGCCATTGTTGCAGATAGCTTTATAAAACATATCTTTGACATTCAGACGGTTTAACTCTGATTCAAGAAATTTAATCTTCTCCCGGCTTTCTTCTTTTTCCGTGGTAAGCTTCCAGCCTTTTTCAGTCATTTCAGAGGCTATCATTTCTACGCCTGTCCTGATAAGTGGGTTTTGCGTCAGCGCTGTTAAATAGCCATAGCCTAGAAACTGCGGATAAACGTTATCACCCAACACCCGCATGGTGTGGAGTATCAAGCTGTGGCAGGCGCTTATAGCTTCATCGTTGGCGGCCTGTGCCTTTGCGTCCGGTGCACCCATTGTTTCCGGAATGCCGAACATGGTCTGTACGTCTTCCAGTCGCGGTTCAATAAAGGTGTTATTGTTATTACCGCTATTAATGACGTTCAGCGCCTTTCTGTGCGTCTCATTTACAGACGTGGGACTAATTACTCTGCTTCGGTTTAAAAGCTCCGTACTGCGGATATTAAGCGGTTTAAACTGCTTCTTTTTCACTTTGTTTACCCCCTGATTATGAAATTCGCAAAGCGCCCTTGTTTTGGCATAAATAGTTTACAGCGTCTATAGTATGGTCATTGCCGTCGGGATACGTTGCTATAAAGTTCCCGTTTTTGTCTTTTTTCAGCTCATAGTTAGCAAACTCACGGGCAGCATTCGGGCAGCGGTTAGGGTCTATGACTATCCGCAGCAGCTCCTTGCTCAAATAGTCATATCCGGCCTCACGGCTTCCGGGTCCCTTTTTGGCCGCTCTCACGTTTATACCATAGCTTCTAAGCGTGTGAACGCTTCGGGGCTCTACATCTGATATTATAAGCTCATTTCCCGGATTTTCTTCCCTTATGTGGTCTGCAAGCGTCCACAGTGGACATTGTACTTGATAGTATTCGTTGTATATGTATAACGTTCGCCGCGCAACGTCTAGGTTGCCCGTCATGTACGCCAGCGGGTCATTAGCAAAACCAAAGTCAAGGCCGCGTTTGATATTGCCAAAGCTCTTAATTTCTTCGTCCGTTATCTCACGCAGGACCAAGTTATTAAATACTTCGCCGCCAGTCCCGGTAACGTCGCCTAAAAACACATGCCGCCACCTGCGGGGTGAGAATTTACGCAGCGTTTCCGCTTCCGTTACTATCATCGGCCCTACCCATTCAGCCGGGCCATACAGGTAGTTACTCTTGTGTACTATCTTTTCAGGGGTCTTTTTCTGCGTCTCGACGTTTACCCAGCTGCTTAATGACTGCGGCGGGTTGTAGGTATAGAACACCCAGAATTTATCTCCGCCACGCATGAATGATAAACGGGCGTTGTCTACCTCTTCCATGCCGTCATATTCTGCCAGTTCTTCAAACCATAGCACGGAATAGTAACCATTGGATACCTTAATCGACTTCAAGGTGTTGCTGTCACTAAGCCCGAAAAAATTAATCTTCTGGCCAGTGGGCTTATAAATGATTTCAAGCGGCGATAGTCTCGCGATGAAAAATTCAGTAAGTCCCAGCTTTTCTATAGCCCACAGCATTTGCTCATAAACAGTTTTTCGGAGCGTGTTATCTCTTTTCCGGATAACAGCTACATGCGCCGCAGGGTTATTTATGAGCAGCAGTATGGCCACTATGGCGGTAAACGACGACTTGAAACTGCCACGGCCGCCGCATAGCCAGTAATATGTATATGCGTGTTGCATTACTGCGTGGTACAGGCCATAAAACGCAGGACCTATACAGTCAGTCAGCTTTATCTGTTTAAGCCTTGTCTCCGGCGTCTGGTTCTGGTTCTGATAATTCATCTTCTCCCGTCACTCCCATTTGTTCCGCCAGTTCCGCAGCTCTGCGCTCCATTTCTTCATCGCTCATGGTTGGCTGGATAGGTACACTCTCTGCCGCCGGAAGCGCCCCCGGAATATCATCGACTATCTGCGGCGTGATATTGACGTTCACAGCCTTTTCATTAAACAGCTTATGATATCTGGCCATTCCTTCCGTGCCTGCTCTGTGCAGGCTAAGGCGCTGCACGGTCTTACCTATTAAAACGTATTCTTTATCTGGCCCTTGTCCTCTGGCGGCATAGTTTAGTGTCTCGATAGTCTCGACAAGCTCGCCGCGCATTTGTCTGGTCAGATTTAACAAGGTCTCGTTTGCGTCGGCGATTTCTTCCGTTTCGATTTTCTCGCGCAGCTCATTAAGATACGTCTGTACCCACGGGCGCCGCAGTATCATATACGCCCGTTTTGCCGCGTATGTGTCGCCATAGCCTGCCGCCAGCGCGCTTTTTTTCGCATTGAAGGTCTTCATGTACTCACGGCAGAATTTTTTCTCTTGGTCAGACGCTACGCGCACGTACCCCGGTCTAATTTTGGTTGCCGTCGCTATATCCTCTTTAGGCGAGCCGCCTTTTTTTGTATCCTCTTGAGAGACACGAACGCGCCCACTATGCTGCTTTTCTATCTTTTCCTGTTGCTCCTCATATTTTTCCCAGAAGTTGTTTTCTTCTTCAGGCGTAGAAGCGTCAAGGTTTACTTTTTCTAGCTCGGCCGCTATTGCTTCCGGCGTTATCTGCTGCGCTTCCTTTTTCTTTCTCAATATCTTCACCCCTTTGCCGTATGTTTCACGTGAAACATCTGTCTATTTGTTCCATTATAACACAAGAGTAGATATTATGAATATTCTAACTATACATGATATAATATTGTTATATAACTTTTAAAAGGCGGTGTTTGTAATGAGTTGGCTTTTGTATGTGTGCCTTGACCTGATTTTTACCGTAATATGCTATTTAACTAACTGGTTTGTCGTCATTTTTGCTGACGAAAAAGGGCAGCTGCCTAAAGTATTCAAGTTCTGGCAAACTTACGATAATCCCCTTGATATCCGCTGGCAGGTGCTCGAAGTCGTCCCGAAGTTCCTGCGCTATGACTTCGACAGTCATTATATTTATCATTACGAAATGAAAGGCGACGGCTATATGCGTCCCGGCTTCGTACAGCTTTGGTATAACGACTTCACCACAAAAGAACGTGTGCAGCGCTATTTCTGCCGCCTGCTGTGGCTTATGCGCAACAACGCCTACGGTTTCGGCTACTATGTCACCGGCCGGGCGGTAGACTTTTCAAAGGTCAAAGTGTTGCGAAAAATCAAGGAACTAAACAACGAACAATGGTTTAGCTATGTTCCCGGATTTCTCGCCCCGTGGTCCTTCTACTACTGCAAGCAATACTGCCCGTGGTTCCGGGTCCGCCTGTATCTCGGCTGGAAGATGAAGTTTCTCGACGATTACACGCAGGTAAACCGCTGCCAGATAGCTTTTTCGTTCAATCCGTTCAAGGGCCTTGAAGAAGATAGCACCGGGGGGGATAAAAATGAACTGTAAAACATATGAGCCGGGGGAACTGCGGGACTTACTCGGTCTATCCGATAGCCAGACTATAGCGGACCAATTAGCCGCCATATCAGACTTTTCAGCTTGCATAGGCTATAACACCTGCGCCGACGTTATAAAAGGCGTCAGAAAGGCGGATTTCCCGCCCTGTAGGGCTTATTTGTTAAATGTTGGGTCAAGGTGCAGCGTCGTAGTTACTAATCGTCCCTCTGGAAGTATGGTATACAAGCTCTACACCTGCAAGGACTTTGCAGAAGCAAGCGAATTTGCGCACTCGTTAGTTGATACCCTGTGTATGCCGATACCCCGCCTGATGAATCGCATTAATGAGCAGCTTACATTTATCCCCCACTCTAACCGCCTGAACGTATCAAATAACAGCTATAACGTTCTGGTGACTATCACCAACCGCAGAGATTGCACACTGACCATAACAGACAACAATGTTGATGATATCCCCGAAATGCTGCGGGAATATGATATCACCATTGAGCCGAAACGCCTGACCAAGTGCCGCAGCGTTATAGCCTTCTACCGGGAGTTATACGGATATAGCCGCACGGAACTAAATGACTTGACCGGTATCAGTCCCACAACGCTTGACCGTTACGAACGCGGGGAAAGGTCACTGCTTAAAACCAACGTCTATTATATTATGCTGCTGGCCAGAGTTTTTAACGTCACGATTGACCACTTAATAGAAAAAGAAATTCAGCTTAATCCGCAGGCGCTGAAAGAACTGGAAGAAGAATACTAAAAAAAGAAGGTTCCCACAAATGAAACAACTAAAAAATTCTGATTGTGTTTATATCGTTCTTGGCGGCAACGCCATGCCGCAGGAAAGGGCGGCGCAGTTTTGGACTAACGGCGGCCGACGTATTGGCCGCTATAGTAATAAAATGCAGGCCTACCGCCAATATTGCACCCTGCGCATTCAAGAAGAATGTAGCAAGGCAGGTTTCTTCAAGGAGAAAACGCCGCTTCGGGCTGATTTATATTGCTTCCTGTCCGTGCCTGCGTCCAGAACAAAAAAGTTTCGGGAGCTGGTCGACCAGCGCGCAGCTTACCCCATAGTTAAGCCCGACAACGATAATCTGTACAAGGCTATCACAGATAGCGCAGAAGGCGTAGCGTTTGCTAATGATAGCCAAATCATCAGCACCGCCATTCACAAGCGCTATACAAACGATAATCCGTTTTCTGTCCTCGTTCTTTCAGTCGTCGAAAATGACGAAGATAGTATCATATGGGACGTGTACGACAAGTTCAAGCGTCATAGAAACGTGCTCGATTGACGGGCAATGTTTCACGTGAAACAAATAAAGCACTGTGAGGATTTCTCACAGTGCTTTTTCTATCAGCTTCTTACTTTATACCGGGAAACGTAGCCATTCAGGTTCTCTGGCGGTACTCCCACTTTGGCGGCAACGTCTTTATAAATCATGCCTGCCCGAATCAGATTAAATATTTCGTCATGCAATTCCCGCCAAGGGTATATAGTACGCATTTTAAATGGCTTATACTCTGGATTTTTTTCAAGCTCCCTGAACTCGTTGTAATTTCTTTCATTGTCCTGCTCAACGGCCTTTACAGCCGGACTCTCCTGAATCGTCGGGGGGGCTGCTGCCGCTGCCTGCTTTGGCTTTATGCAGTCCGCCGGGATGTAGTGCGCCCCAAAAATGCACTCTGACAAGCCCAGAAACGGGCAGAAAACTACTCCTTCATGTCTATGTAATCTAAAACAGTCTAAACAATTCCGCAATTTATAACGTTCCTTTCAATGACAGATAGTCGCTATCGTATTCGAGTATGCGCCCGCGATAGCTGGTTTTTATCGGTGCTTCGGCTATAGCTCTGGCGATACGTTCGCTGTAGCCGGGCTTAAGGTCATATATCCCAGCAGTATATGTATAAGCCGCAATCCATGCGCCACAAGTGTCAAAACTAAATTTAGGTTTTTTATAGCAATATGGCATATCCGTAAGCATGGCTTCTACATCCCTATAATTCCAATCAATTGGGCAGTTACTACATTTATCCGTGGCGGCACAGGCAAAGCAGTAACTTTCAGCCACCGGCACTATGCCGCCATTAATCGCCCATTCTGGCCAGTCCTTTTTATACTTCCGTCCGTGCGTGTCGGAGAGCCAGTTCCACAGTCGCCTGTGCAGATACCTGTAAAACACGCCATAAGATTTACCGTCACGAATGCCGTTTAATTCGGTGTATATCATTTTGCCCCTGTCCATAGTCTACGCTCCCATGTATTGTAGTCGTCCCAGTAGTTGCCAACGATTATCACATCTTCGATTTCTTTGCGTGGAAGCGGCAGACGCACTTTTGCCGCCGCTTTGAAAACGCCTTCAAATAAATCTACCTCAACGCGAAATAAGCATGTTTCCCCTTCGATGTTTTGGGTTATGTAGTCTCCGACAAACAGCGGAATGCGCGCAGAATTTAGGTTCTTTGCATAGACGCCTGTATATCTTTGGACTGTCAGCGGGTCTACTTCTATGGCATACTCGCCGAAGTATATACCCTTTGCCCCGGCCGGACTGCCGAAGGGTGTCGCCCCCCGCTTTTTCCAGTTTTCGTAGTTTACAATGTACATTTTTTTGCCAAACTGCACCAGCTGGCCATAGATAAGAGTTTTCTCGTCCGTTATATCTTTAGGCATGGCGCGGTAAAATAAGTCCGTCCGCTCCATGTATTTTAAATACTCAATGTCTTTTTCGCTTATCTCCATAGTTTACCCTTCTTCCGTATTTTTTTATGGCGTCTGTTAAAAACCGCTCTACTTCGGCGGCGGCAGGAAGGCAGCTTATCCCGGCAACAATTTTCATGCTCTTATCCCACACAGTGACGTCCCACGGCGTCCACGGGCTAAAACGCTCGATAGGCCTATAGTAAACTACTGCCATAATCTCGCCAAGGTCAAGGAATGCCTGTATAAAAAAACGTGCGTTTACAAATTCATTTATGGCGCCGTTCATCAGCTCCGGTTCACCTACCATATATTTTCTGTACTTTCCCAAGGCATTATCTATATCGCGCTTATAAACGCAGATATGCCTTTCTGTAAGAAACGTAAGCATTTTAACGCCCCCTGACTTTATAGTAAAGCACAGCAGCGGCTATGCTTACGATTATACACGTACCCCATAGAATAAAAGGTTCTGCCGCCATGTTATCCACCTTTCTTTACCACGTTACCCTTGACGTCTAAAATCTGATATCGTTTCGCTTTAAGCCTGCTGACAATCAGCATTGCCTCTTTTATGCTTTCAAAATGTTCTATCATGCCGTCACGGCGTGATAGGGCGAACGTCGGGCGGTTATCTTCTTCGATAAAGCAAAAGTACCCTTTACGGGGAATGTATAATATATAGCGTTCCCGCTTCTGCCCGACGGCTTTAGATTGCTGGCCGCCGTTTTTTCGGGTGGCCATGCGCCCATTGACATCAAATCTGGCCAGCAATACGCACGTGACGAGTGCCGCCAGTGCGGATAATATCACAGATACTATAACCGTCGTTAAATCATCCATGACAGGCCCTCTGTTCCGTTGCTATAGAACTTATAATACACCGGGTTTTCCTCGTTATCCGCTTTTTCGTTCTGATAGTTTAAAATCTCCTTAACTTTGCGGACCGCCAAGGAAAAGAACTCATTATTCAATATCAGTTGACCGTTGATATTCTGGCATTTTTCGCACAAAATGTTATCCAGCTCATTAATAAGCCATGTTTCCTCTGGATTAGTGCTTAAAATGCCAACTTTGATTTTTTCACCGCCAACGTAAAACTCTTTCTTATATACGTTAGTCATAACTCGCTTTTTGCCTCCTTCGTAGAAATATACTGTTGTTTTTCTTGCCATAGCTCACACCCTTTCTATGCTTTTATTATACACCCCCCTCTGTATATTGTCAACAGTTTTATTTCGCCTTTACATAAAAAAGCCCCGGAAGTCCGGGGCTTTAGATTATTCGCATTCTTTGCATTCTTTCAGGGCTTCTTCTGCTACGTCTTCCGGGACAACAGGCATTTCTGACGCTTGTTTCGGGGCCTGTTCGTCCGGCATATCTACAACCATGGTAGCGATTTTATAGTTAACTTTGGCCAGTGCGTCACGTTCTACGGCTGACAAGATAGCTTTATCCAGCATATCACGTGCTTTAATCAATTCCTCTGCGGTTATCCGGTCGGGTTTGGTAAGGATAGTTACCGCCGAATTCATGCAGGCATTTACGGACCATTCAGCTAGGCTTTGAGCTTTCAGGCTTTCTTTTTGGGTAGTCTGGTAGTTTTCTACAGATAATGCTTTCATGTTTTTTCATTCTCCCTTTTGATTTTATTTACAGGCCGCCATGATAACGGCCGCCGTGGCCACGCCAATAGCAATATTTCTTTCAGCTTTTAGCCGCCGCTGCTGCTTCTTCATTTCGGCGTTGTACTTCTGCAATGATTCGTTGGCCTTGTTCAATAAGCTTTCCGTCTTTTTCTGCTGCTCCAACGCCTTCTGTTGCTCCTGCTTGGACGCTTCCAATTCGGCTTTTAAGCTCGCCGATTCCTTCTGCAATGCCTGCACTATGCTGTTCAGCTCGTTCGATAGCGCCAACAGCTCGCTGTAACGTTTCTGCGATAGCTGATTGCTGCTGCTCAATTCGCTGAATATCTGCTGTAAGCTCGTCAATTCTTCCTGCGTTATCGTTATCACCTGCGTGCCATCCAGTGACGTAGGCGCCGACGCAGAAGCCAAGTGCGGCTGTAAGCAGATAAGGCAAAACAGAATACAGATAGTCCTTAAAGCCTTTTTTACCCACACTATCCACAAGTTATACACCCCCTTCTTTTCCGTCATCACGGTTGCAAAAGGTTATATACGTCCGGGTTGTTATAGGTGTGCCAGATAGCTTTGCCGCGGATAACGTCGCCGCCGGGCTTCGTGTATTCGTCCGATCCAAGGTCTACCAGCTTTATCAGGTCCCAGCGCATATCAGCGTCGCCGCTATACAGGCCGTATCCGTCCATTTCGGCCCATTCGCTATGCGTCCGGAAGGTGTTCGCAGTCACGCCGAACGGGGCCATTTTTGGCGCGCATTTGGTAATAACGGCAACGATTTTTGCCATGGCGTCAATCTGTGCGAACGTTGGCGGCACACTGCCAAAATTGACGCTGCCGTCCCGGTAAATGATAGCATCCAGACAGCAGCACATCGATACCCCTATATTCCCGGTATTGCGGCCGTAGGTATGCGCAAGCACGCTGTCTAATGTAACGCCATTCGGCATCAGTATTTCGCCTTCGTCATTTATCAGCAAATGATAGTCGTCGAAATACTGTTTGTATCTGCCGGCTGTCCAGTGGCCTGTAACGGTATGTGCTGAACACGCTCTAGCTTCTGCTGCAATGTCTGTCAGCGTCACCAGCTTGCAATCTTCACGGCTTATCTGCATGTCAATTCCCCCTTTTTTGAAACACTCTATCCAACATATAGTCAAGCACGTGCTTGACTGCGTTAGCTATGCTGCTATAGCCTAGCTCAACTAGATTCTCGTTGATACTGGTCATTTCGACCATAAAAATAACCATCGACACACTACCCGGCAGAATGTCAGAGGCGACTAGATTTATACCCAATGCATGTATGGGCGGTATGACTTTGGCGGCATAAAAGGCTGTGATGATTGTTGCATTGTAAAGCAGCATTTTTTCAAGTATGCGGCTAAAGCCCCGGCTTTCTAGGTAGCCTTTCTGCCATGTTTCGCTTTTGAAAAAGTAACAAATCGCTTTTCGCAGGCTGATGCTTTCCAGCGGGTCGTTAGGCTGATACGTGTCGTGAATATACTTTTTACTTAAGTACACCCATTTAAGTACGGTGTCGAATGCTATCATCAGCTGCGCTAATATAACGACGCCCCAAAAGTTCGGCCCGAAAATCTCGTTGCCCAAAGTCCATATCACTACGGCATATGCCCATATATCGACCTTAAAAAATCTGTCTAGAACATATCTTATATTATTCCACGTTTCAGCCATGTTAAAGCCCCCTACGATTCTTTTTATTTATTATATCGTAGGGAGCTGTGCAAAAACAATTCGCAGAGGACTAGCGACAGAAATTGCACTTTGCAAAAATGCAATTTGCAAATTACCTTGACCGCCACCCGCATTTTTTACACCTTAAATCAATAATAGGTGGATGACACAGAAGCATAACTGATTCAACGTTAGAGCTTTCACAGGCTGGACAACAACCAAGTCTCTTGGCAGCATCCATACACGCCAGCGAGAATTTGCTTTTCTGTTCCCTATCGGCGTTAAGTAACGCTGTTATAACCTTAGCTGTCTTCTTACTATCCAGCTTTAATATGGGCTTTTTCTCCGGGTCGTCCTCGTCGTAAACGGCAAAGAATATAGTACCGTCTGCAACCGTTCTTTCTTCCTTGAACACTCAATCACCTTCATTCTGTAACTGTTTAGCAATTTTTCCGGAAAGCTTTTTCAGACATGATTTACATAGGTATATCTGATTGCTTTTGTAAGTGCTTGGGATAAAAAAACTTCCTAAAGATATGCGGCAATACACTTCATATGTTGCCTTTTTCTTATCACAGCAATCACATAAGCCTGCCGCCTTAACCTTCCTGACATTAATCATTTCCCGCTATTTCTCGCATTCCATTTTTTAACGAGCTCCAGTATTCCTTCTTGTACGGTCCCATATAAAACGTTGCCGCAATTTTCGCACTGGATGAAAAAGTTCTTGTTGACCTTGAGCCGTACTTTTTTGCTCCCGCATTCCTGACAGTCATTTATCTTGACCTTTAAAGTTCCGGTATTTCTCTTTCTTCTGGTTCTGCTGGTCCTGTTGGTAGTAGTCATTTTTACTCCCCTTTCTTGCAGCAAGGCAGGCCGCTTTTGCGGCCTGCTATACACTTCCCTAATCAGTTATATAAATGTTTCTTGCTGCCATTGTCGTTTCGTTCGGCCTTTATTCTAACATATCGCTTTCTAGCTCTGTGGACAGTTCTTTGCCAGATTGTATGCTTTCAATTAATTTATCCACAAGCTTCATCATTTCCACGTTTTCCTTATGGTGTTTAGCGATATCTTACCAATCTGTTCAATATAGTTTTCAATTCTCGCTTGAGACATGGCCAGAATTTTCAAACTGCAATTGTTGTATATACTGTAGCTTTCCTCTGTGACGTCTTTACTGGTAAAGAGATGTAGAACAAAATGCGCGCCTTCCGGTTCTAAAAATTCTTCAAGCTCTTTAAGCTTATTGATTATCGCTTCCCGTCTGGTCTCGTTAATGCTCATTTTCCACGACCTCTTTTATCAACATTTTCTTAAAAGTCTCACCCGCATTTTCGGGGGGGACTTCTTCATCTACATCATAAAAAACCCTTTCATTACCTACTGTTCTTTTGATTGCTTCTGCAAAAAACATCTCTGGTTTAATGCCAAAGCTTTCCTGTGCCGTCTGCACTAAATGAACAACGCTATTAACACACCTGTTGAGACTTACCCGGTTAGCCATGACTAAATAGCCACTTGCTTCTTCTGTGTCCAAACTTTCAACTTGTGCCAGTGCAATAATGTTGACCCCATATTTTTTCTCTAAATTTAAAATTTCGTCGTTTAAGTTTGAAACTTCTTCATTTAGATTTTCTCTTGTAATAATCATAACTACACCTCTTTCAATTTTTAGATATAACCTTTGTCGTCCAACGCTTGAATAACAATGTCTGAATTGTATTCTTTAAGCTTTTTCTTGGCCCAGTACATATCAATAAGCCACCAGAACAGGAAGCCGCCGCCAGTTAGCAGCATTGCAGCGCCGCCTACATAGTCCTTAATATAAAACCGGTGGAAGCCCCCTACTCCAAAAACTGCCCAAAGATGTTTCATCTTGCTATAGCTCCTGATTTTTCGGCTGCAACGGCGGAAGATGATTTCCCGCTGCTCCGACGTAAGATTTTCTAAAGCATTTATGCAAAGGTCGTCTAAAGCGTTTTCATAGTCTCCAAACTTGCCAAGCCGATGTTGCGGCTTCACTTCTTGGAGCGGTGGAAGTTTAACGCCACCATAGCCCAATGTCTCTCTTAAATTATCCAATACCTTCATTCCCTGACCCCCTAACTAATCACTCAAAAGCGTAACCGTTTTTTTCTAAAAGCGAATATCCTTCATCATCCTTACTAGCGCACAACTTGCCGTTGAGGTCTTTCGGAACGTCACCGATTATTTTTTGCGCTCGTAGAAGCGAATATTCTACACTTTTGTCACGCTCTTTAAAAAACTTTTTCGCCAGTGCTCTGGCCTCGCTGTAGTTGTAAGCGAATGTTACTACACTTTCTAGGTCTTCACGGTTGGCCACGCTCACGCAGTAAGCGTTTACGTAGTCATACTGTTTTATCATTGGCAATTACATCACCTCACAATCATACCCGAACGCCATATGTCGCGCTCAACAATAGCCTCTGCCAGTGCCCCGCCGTAACTCCACCCAAAAGAGATAACAGCTGCGGCTGCTGCCAGCATAATAATGGCCAGACAAACTAACAAAAACATCTCTTTTTTCTTCATTCAATCCACCTTACTAATAAATATACAAGCCATATTCCATACAGGATAAATATAGCAGCCGCTATATCCTGTATTATTATTTTGTTGGGTCTCGTCTATTGTTCCCCCTTTCTTTGCCTATATTATATACCCCCCTGCGTACATTGTCAACACTTTTGTTTTAAATTTTTCTCCCTGTCGATATATTCACTATATCCCGGCTCGTCTTCCAGCCCCTCGAAAAACTCCGAAACAGTCATTCCCAAGCCGTTAGCAACTTTAGCGATATTTTTCATGGACAAGGTTTCTGTTCTGCCTACTTCAAACTTGGACAGTGTGCCATATCTTACACCCGAACGTCGTGCAAGTTCAGCAGGCCATATAACTTTCTTGCTGTATTCGCTGTAAATCTTCTTAATGATAAACCGATTAAGCGGTGTAGCTGCTTTCAGCTTCTTTAGTAGTAACTTTCTCCCTGCTGTCCATTTGGGCAGGACTTTGAAAGTATCTTCATATTTTCTCTCTTGATTCATATTTTGCACTCTCCTTGCGTGTATCTACATAAGTATATATTAATACACTATAGTGCATTTGTCCACAGGCTTTAATGGTTTTTGATGTCCCTGTTTGAGCTGGCAGGCAGAGATACCCCTTACCACGAAAAAGACAAATGTATATATGTCTTAATCGCGTAAGATAAGAGGTTTTCTATAAGTATAGGCTAGGTAGTCCCCGCCGTCGCTGTATAGGTTTTTTGGCAAATACTGCATATCATCACTTCTCTACGTCCTAGCTCCATGCTTTCCCCCCGTGCTTTTGCACCCGTAGCCGCCAGCCGTGCAATTTATAGGGTATGGCTCCCTAACCGCTGCACACGGTACCACGATAGGCCTTTGCCGTCTCGCCTGTATAGGCCCTTTATCATAACCTATACAGCACATGTACTTATATCTGCGCTCATACATGCGGGGCAATGATTTTATATACTCGGCACATTGCAGGACCAACAGTTTTTTATACTAGGTCTGTGTTCGCCTAGTCGCTGTTAAGCGGTTTCTGTTATTTAGTCGATATATTCACTATATCCCGGCTCGTCTTCCAGCCCCTCGAAAAACTCCGAAACAGTCATTCCCAAGCCGTTAGCAACTTTAGCGATATTTTTCATGGACAAGGTTTCTGTTCTGCCTACTTCAAACTTGGACAGTGTGCCATATCTTACACCCGAACGTCGTGCAAGTTCAGCAGGCCATATAACTTTCTTGCTGTATTCGCTGTAAATCTTCTTAATGATAAACCGATTAAGCGGTGTAGCTGCTTTCAGCTTCTTTAGTAGTAACTTTCTCCCTGCTGTCCATTTGGGCAGGACTTTGAAAGTATCTTCATATTTTCTCTCTTGATTCATATTTTGCACTCTCCTTGCGTGTATCTACATAAGTATATATTAATACACTATAGTGCATTTGTCCACAGGCTTTAATGGTTTTTGATGTCCCTGTTTGAGCTGGCAGGCAGAGATACCCCTTACCACGAAAAAGACAAATGTATATATGTCTTAATCGCGTAAGATAAGAGGTTTTCTATAAGTATAGGCTAGGTAGTCCCCGCCGTCGCTGTATAGGTTTTTTGGCAAATACTGCATATCATCACTTCTCTACGTCCTAGCTCCATGCTTTCCCCCCGTGCTTTTGCACCCGTAGCCGCCAGCCGTGCAATTTATAGGGTATGGCTCCCTAACCGCTGCACACGGTACCACGATAGGCCTTTGCCGTCTCGCCTGTATAGGCCCTTTATCATAACCTATACAGCACATGTACTTATATCTGCGCTCATACATGCGGGGCAATGATTTTATATACTCGGCACATTGCAGGACCAACAGTTTTTTATACTAGGTCTGTGTTCGCCTAGTCGCTGTTAAGCGGTTTCTGTTATTTAGT